TACCCATTCGTTTGACCCTGCGTTGTTGATTGCAAGACCATTACAAAGTGTGTTATCGATAGCTCCGATAGCTGTTAAATCACTTGATTGGAAAGATTCTACTCCAGATACTACTAAAGCTGTACCAGAAAATGTTACCCATTGACCTCCAGAAATTGTTTCTAATGCTATTGCTGAAATCGTTCTAGGAACTTCACCATCTAAGATAGCTTGTGCGCCTAAAGGATTACTTAATATTTGTGCTGTTACCATTAATAAACGTATGACCTCCTCTGAATTCCAATTGAACTATGTCCTTGTGTAAAGACATAATCTCCTTTTTCTTCAACTGGTTCTGTTTCCTCTTCCTCCTCTTTTTCCTCAGGTTCTTCTTTCTTCTCTTCTTTTTCTACTTTAGGTTCTTCCTTAGTTTCCTCATCAGCGTCGGCTTCCATAAGTGCAAGTTTCTTTTTCTTAGCTGCGATTCTCAATTTTGCAATCTTCTCGTCAACTTTCTTTTCCTCTTCACCTACTACCTCTGCTTCTGGCTCTACCTTAGTTTCTACCTCTTCCTTTGGTTCTTCTTTGGTCTCTTCAGGTACAGTCTCAGTTGTTTTTTCTTCTTCTGTCATATTAAACCTCCTTTCACTTTTTGTTGAATTTTCAATTTTACTTGAATGTGATTTGTACGCACTATTAAGTGCTGTACTAAAAGTTGCTCCGCCATCTGCTGGAACTGCTACTAAACTTAATTCTTTGAAATCTATATTATGTGGAATAATGTCTCCATCTTCTGTTTCTTCAATATCTTCTGGTTTAACATGTGCTCCTACAGAAACTGTGCTGAGTAATTTATCTCTGATTAATTGTTTCATCTTAGCATCCTTGACTACTGCGCTAAAAGGTATATTTCTTAATAATTCATCCCAGTGTGCTACGTTAACCTTTCCTACTATTGAGTCTACAGAATTATCATGGTCCTTAAGTAATGGTACTCCAATTAATGTATTAGCGGCCTTGCTTAATTCTTCGCCAATAAACTTGTGTCCATTTGAAGTAACTGTTTCGTTGATAGCGATTCCGTTGATAGTAAAGTCTCCATCTAACTCTGCACTAGACTGAATAGGCACAAAGTATTCTAACATTAATCCTTCTTTTTTGTCTGCCATGTAAATAACCTATCTATTTAAGATAAAAGTCATTTAAGTATATTGAGAAATAAAATATATATTAATCGATTCGGAGAGTAATCATGGTTTCTGCGTTATTTGGGCCACTTACTCGAATATCTAGTGTCTCATCTAGTACAAATTTATCGAATTGGTCTTGTATTATTAGGTTTGCCTTAGCACCTTGAAGTACTGCTCTTGGTGCATAATAGATTACTCCTGCGTGCATTGAATTGTGAAATATCAAATAACCTAGCGAACTTGTAATAGTCACAGATACTGTTTCTTTTGAATCTATTATCAAACCGTTAAGTTTTCCTACTATTCTAGGAGTTTCAAATGTCTCGTTATCCATCTTAATACGATATTCTTTCTTACGTGGTATTTCTATTTCTCCCATTATACTTCAACTCTCCTATAGATTCTATGTCTAGTGGTTGTTTGTTTGTTTTCTCCTGTTATTCCGATGTCTGGTTCACGCACGCCCATTAGTCCGGGTATTGTTCCTTGTAATGCATTTGAACGACCTAGATTCATTTGTTGTGCTGCGCTTAAACCTATCTTTGGTATTACTTGAGTGCTAACTGCCGAACCGCCAACTACTGCATATTGTAAATCTCCACAGTGTGGTTGATATGTTACTCGTTGTTTAGTGACGGGATCTAAATAAATACTCATCCTTCTAAAAATGCTGTCTGTTTTAGTTTAATTTGATTCTGATTATACTCGTGGATACATTGACCACATACCCACATTCTATTCATATAACAAATAGCCTTCCTTGTCTTACATTTCACACACATAGGTATAGTATCTTCTGTTATTTGCATTAGTCCACCAGCCCAATTATAGAACATCGGCACATATTGTGAGCGGGAGGAAGATTTAACCCCGTTTCACCGTCGAGAGTCTCAAATACTTGACCGTCTAATCCTTCACAGATAGGACAAGTTCTTTCGTCTAGTGCAGTAAGCCATCTATAAGATTTAATTTTGTTTTCTGCGTATAAGTCCTTGAGTCCTTGGTTTGCTAGTCTTACTGTTTCGGTTCGAGCTATGTTGATTGGTCGTTTAGATGCTGTGAGTGTTACTTTTTTTGTTCCGTCTTCATTGAATTTTACTCTGTCTTTCAGATTGATTGAACGGTCTATGTCTTTTTCTATTTGAGTGATTGTCTTGTTTTTACGGAACCCATCTTTTAGTATAATCCTTAATTTGTTTACATCTCTCTGTGGTAACATTCCTTCTGCTAATTGAAACTCTGTAGTGGCTAATAATTCTTCAAACTTATCTATTCTTAAGTTTTGTAGTATCTTAACTAGGTAGTCTGAATAATTAAAACCGGCTAACTCTTTGACGTTTACATATTGAGATACTTTCATGTTGCCTTTTTCTGCATCTGTCAAGGTAGGCTTGCATTTACTTACTAACTCAATCTTCTTTTCTTTTATCTTTAAATCAGCACTTTGTTTGGCTGTCTTCTTGGCTGTAGGTACTTCAGGTTGTTTAATATTCTCTTCGTCTTTTCGGGCTTGGTCTACTTGCTTGGCTAACTCCTTTTCTTCTTGATCTACTTTTTTACGAGCTTCTTCTGGTGTTGGTAATTTATCTACTACGTCTAGTTCCATTACTTCTGCGTATTCTATTTCTAGGGCTGCACGTAACTCTGGTGAAATATCAAATAATCCTAATGTTTTTGTTATAGTTGTTAATCTAATTGTTTTTTCTTCTTCGCCTGGTAGTTCCCAAATGAATTCTACTTGACTGTCTAACTTTGGAGAATTGTTTCGTAGTACTGGTCTAAGTATTTGGTCTTCTATTATTTCCTCGATTAAAGTCCTCAACGAATGAATGAATCTTAACCAGCCTTTATCGTTTACTTTGGCTAATCCTTCTGGGTTGTTTGCAGTGCCTAATAAACTCATAGGTAAATTCATACCTAGTGCTAATTGTTCTAAGTCGTGTTCTGCTGCCTTTGTTAGGTTGTCTGCTACTCCTGCGAAGTCTATTAAATTCATTTCTACATTTGCGTCTGTAACCCACTCAGTAGTGTTAGTCATAAATTGAAGATTTGCTTTAAAATCGTCTATATCTTTTGGTCTTACTTTCTGGCCTGCTTGTCCTAGTTTAACGTGGATAGGTGCGCCTGCTTTTCTACTTAGTAACTTACATCTGTCTAATTCACTACCTGCATAGTTTTCTATTGTGGCTCTGTTGGGCCAAATGAATCCTCTTCCGTATGGATCCCCAGGAGTTTTGTTAATAGTTAAGTGTGCTATCTGCTTAGGATTAAAAGGTATTGGTTTACTTTTCACTGTGAACATTTTTAACTTTCCTTTGTACTGATTGTATCCTAGAACTTTTCCTTTCTTAGTTCGCCTGATGTACATATTGTTGGCATTTAAAACTCTTAACTTCTCATTATTTTTCATGTCTTCTAGGTCTAATTCCATGAAACCATTACCCTTAGTTACTGCTTCTTTAATCCATGGTCTCAACTTACTCTTGAAATTAGTGTCGTCTATGAATCCGTCTAAGATAGCTTGAGAGTTCTCGTCTTTAGTTTTGATTTCAAAGTCTCCTATAATATTATCTACTATCTTGTCTGAAATTGCGTTTGCTATTCCGACGTTGTATGTTATTTTGTCTACTTGTTCGAAGTCAAATGGATGAGCTGCACCTAGTCCCTTGGGGAATAGTATTTGGGTATCTTCAGATTCTCCCTTAAATGCTTCGCTTAGAATGTTCTGTCTGTTTGCGTACTCTTCTTTTGTGACTGCCAAATAACATGACACTTCCTCTTTTTTCTTTGACTTTAAATCCATAGATAAGTTAGTTAAAAATGGTTTAAGTATATTGAGTTATTTAATATATATAAAATTATGCAATGTGTGGAGAGTAGTAATCACTCAAGGCAAATACACATCTCATCATCATTGCATCCGACCAATCAGGGCTTCTGCCTAGTTTTTCTTTTATTTCTTCTTTGTTAAGGACTTCTATCTTTGCGTCCTTGTCTATGTTCTTCTGGGAAATTTGTTCTAGGTCTTGGATGATACCCTCCTTGGTTTCTTGTGGAACTTCATAGCATGCAATCTGTCCTAACTTGACTTTCTCTGATAATTTGAAATAGCATTGAGTCTTTAAGTTACGGTAGTTATGTATTGTCTTACTAAATTCTGTCTCGAGTGGAGACGAACCATTAACGAATCCTTTACAATTTTCCATATAATCTACTACACCTCCGCCTACTCCGTCCTCATCTATTACTA